GTCTATAAATGATTGAACGTATAAGAACATTTTTTGGGAGAACCAAAGGGATACACCAAGACAAGGAGACCGTTGTTTCTCAAGGGTCAGCGTGGTACTGCACCAAGTGTAAGTTGGTATTTTTAACTAAACAAGCGGGAGAGCAACACAAATGCCAAGACCAAAGAGTGAGCTAACCAAGAGTGGCAAGACCATTGGTATACGTGTAACACAGAGTGAGTACGAGGAGTACATAAAACTAGGAGGAAGCAAATGGATTAGAAAACTTTTACAGGATAGTAGAGATAAACAATTTTTAAACAACTGGAGAGAAGCAAATGGCAAAGAAGATATCAACTGCATCAAGAATCCGTAATTACATTTCAGCCAACCCTGAAGCAAAAGCGGAGGACGTTGCAATTAAGTTCAATACAACAAAACAAAATGTATATGTAATTCGTCACAACATGCGTAAGGTAGGCAAGGAGCTCTTGAAGAAGAAAGAACTGCCACAAACTGCGTTAACCCCGAGAGTTAAGTTGCCCAATATTTTAGAAAGGCATTTTGGCGTTGACATTGACAAGTCGCATGACCCAGTGAATCAGCCATCGCACTACAAAGTAGGAGGCATTGAGACAATAGACTTTATTGAAGCCAAGGGGTTGAACTATAACTTAGGCAATGCAATAAAGTACATCACCCGAGCAGACCATAAGGGAAGCAAGGCACAAGACTTGGCGAAAGCCATTTGGTATCTACGTCGAGAAATAACAAACAATGTCCCTAATAACAATTGATTTTGAGACTTACTACACCGACACAGACCTAGGGTTTAAAAAGCAGACGACTGAAGAGTACGTGCGAGACCCTAGGTTTGAGGTGATTGGTGTGGCGGTTCAAGTGGACGATGGAGACCCAGTTTGGTTTTCAGGGACGCGTGAACAGCTACGCAAATCTCTAAAACAATTTAACTGGAGGGGTAGTGCTGTCTTGGCGCACAACACGCTGTTTGATGGCGCTATCCTAAGTTGGATTTTCAATATTAAACCGATGGCGCTGTTGGATACATTGTCAATGGCAAGAGCAATACATGGCGTGGATGCTGGGGGTTCACTTGCCGCACTTGCAAAGCGTTATGAGATTGGGGAGAAGGGCGATGAGGTTGTCAAAGCAATCAACAAGACACGCCTAGACTTTACAGAAGAAGAGCTTGCGTTGTATGGCGAGTATTGCGTAAACGATGTGCGCCTGACATACAAGTTGTTCTTGATGATGATGCCTAGCTTTGACCCTGATGAGTTGAAGTTAATAGACATGACGGTGCGTATGTTCACTGACCCAATGCTGTATGTGGATCAGGATACCCTGAAAGAGCGATTTGACGACTTGAACAAAGAGAAATCAGAGTTGCTTGCTTCACTGATGATCGACCTTGAATGCGCTACAGAGGAAGAGGTACGTGAGAAGCTATCAAGCAATCCTAAGTTTGCCAAGGTGCTAGAGAAGTTTGGTGTGCCTGTACCGATGAAGATGAGTGAGAGGCAAAAGAAAGAAGTGCCAGCCCTTGCCAAGAAGGACGAGGGGTTCATTGCACTGACTGAGAGTGAAGATACTTTTATTCAACACCTGTGCGCTGTACGTCTGGGCACGAAGTCAACACTTGAAGCCAATCGACTTGAACGGTTTATGGGCATAGGACTACGGAACAAAGGCAGGCTACCTATCCCGCTGAAGTATTACGGCGCACACACTGGGCGCTGGTCAGGCACAGACAAGGTGAACTTCCAAAACCTACCTAGTAGGGATGTAAAGAAGAAGGCTCTGAAGAAAGCCATCGTGCCACCCGAAGGCTACATGGTGATTAACTCTGACTCATCGCAGATTGAGGCTAGGGTGCTTGCGTGGTTGGCAGGGCAGGAGGATGTTGTCAAACAGTTTGCTGATGGTGAAGATGTGTACTCTATATTTTCCTCATCCGTATATAACAGGACGATTACCAAAGCGGACGCAACGGAACGGTTCGTGGGTAAGACATGTATTTTAGGATTGGGCTATGGCACAGGGGCGTTCAAGCTACAACATACATTGTCTACATCTCAACCAGTAAGCGTGAAGCTGACTGAAGAAGAATGCAAAATCATTGTGGGCATTTATCGGGACAAGAATTACAAGATACCTGAGTTGTGGGCTGACGCTGACAGAATGCTCAACACCATGATGAACGGGAAGATTAAAAAGCCAATCCCTCTTGGTGAACATAAATGTTTGTTCTACGACAACGATGGGGTCATCTTGCCAAACGGTCTACGCATACGTTACAACAACTTGAGGCGTATAGACAAAGACGGCAAGTCACAGATTGTTTACGATTCACGTAGGGGTGAAATCTCCATTTGGGGCGGTGCTGTCGTAGAGAACGTAGTGCAAGCTCTAGCAAGAATCGTCGTGGGCAAGCAAATGCTCGCCATATCTGAAAGATATCGTGTAGCTCTAACAGTACACGATGCGGCAGTGGTCGTCGTGCAAGAGGATGTCGTACCTGAAGCCGTAGCGTATATCAACCAAGTAATGTCTACCCCACCCGACTGGGCGACAAACTTGCCAGTGGCATGTGAAACAAAAGTTGGTGCGACCTATGGGGACTGTTAATGATATTATCTAACTCCCTAAAACTACAGTGAAAATTAGTCATGGAAGCACACGAAGTCAAATGGTCTTATTCCAGTCTTAAAGATTATCAAAACTGCCCACGGCAGTATCAGGAAATCAAAGTACTGAAGAACTACACTAAGTTTCCTACCGCAGAAATGCGCTACGGAACACAGGTACACAAAGCGGTAGAAGATTATGTTGGAGAGGGCAAGCCTCTTGAGCCTGATTACGAACGCTTTTCCAAACAACTGCAACCCCTGATAGAAATGGATGGCGTCAAGCATCCCGAGCTACGCATGGCGCTTGGGTTTGATCGCAAGCCGTCTAAATGGAACGACCATTGGGTACGTGGTATTGCTGACTTGGTTGTGTTGGATGGCGACACTGCGTTTGTCGTTGACTACAAGACGGGTAGTAACAAGTACCCTGACCCAAAACAGTTACAACTGATGGCGTTAATGGTCTTTTCACACTACCCTGAAATCGTACATGTCAAGGCAGGTCTTCTGTTTGTTATGCACGAACACTTTGTCCCCTCCGAGTACCACAGAGAGGATGAGGAAAAACTTTGGGGCGACTTCTACCCCCACCTTGAGCGCCTGCGCCTTTCGTATGAAAACGGCGTATGGCAAGAAAACCCTACACCGTTATGTGGTTGGTGTCCTGTAAAACGATGCCAGTTCTATAAGGAAAGATAAATGAAAAACCAAGAGTTGATAGATTACGCCTATCCATTGATGATGGCAGAAAGAGCGTTGAAAAAAGCACATGACTTTTTGCTAGAAGAAGACTATATTCTTGCAATGGATCAATTAGAGAAAGCGATTGTCGAGGTACGTATCGCTAGAAACTCCGTTCTTCATATTAAGGAAACTAGCAATGCCATACGTGAACAAACCAAGACCGTATAAAAAAGAATACCAACAGCAGAAAGCTCGTGGTGAGCTGGCTAACCGTATGGAGCGCCAACGTGCCCGACGTGCGATGGATAAAAAAGGCGCGGATGCAAACGGTGACGGCACTGCTGATGCTCGTGAGGGTAAGGACATTGCACACCGCAAGGCTCTATCCCGAGGCGGGTCAAATGGCAATGGTGTACGTGTAGAGAGTGCGGCTGTAAACCGTTCATTCAAACGTAACTCATCGGGCGCTTTGGTATCGGAAACCAGCAAACGTGAAAAAAAGTTGAAAAAATAACTTGACAAATAAAAAATAGACTCCATAATTCAATCATCAAGAGTTTTTGATCTTGGTCGGGCGTAAGGCATGAGTGGCTCGTAGACTTAATTGCATAGTCATAACCATTGTCAGTTGATCGGCAGTTGCCTATTTAGGTAGGTCTCCCCTGCGACAGGGTCAACCGTGCGGGGCGTTCCCCGCACGTAAAGCAGTCTTAATTCAGTCAAGGGGAATGAGTGGAAATCGTGAACAACATAGCTGTGCGTTTTGAATGTCCTACCGACATTGCACAAACAATAAAAAGCTACATCGAACGTAGCGAAGTGCTGGAAGAAAAGAACGGCATCGCTGACGTAGTAGTGCATTGGGGGCTTGATGAGATGCAACGTCTTTCACACCTTACCCCATCCGCTATAAAAGTTCCATCACCTATTGAGCGTGATTACGGTTGGCCTGGTATGTTTCAGCCATTCGATCATCAAAGAGATACTTCACGGTTCCTGACGCTTAACAAACGCGCTTTCTGTTTCAACGAAGCAGGGACAGGGAAAACATCTGCGGCTATATGGGCGGCTGACTATTTAATGAATCAGGGTATCGTGAAACGTGTGTTAGTCGTTTGCCCTTTGTCTATCATGCAGTCTGCATGGCAAGCTGACCTATTTAAAACAGCAATGCATAGAACGTGCGGTATTGCTCACGGTGCTACATCAAAGCGCAAAAAGATCATCAATGGGCTCTATGATTTTGTCATCATCAACTACGACGGTGTTGGTGTTATGGAGAAAGAAATCATAGGTAAGTTTGATTTAATCATTATTGACGAAGCCAACGCATACAAGACAACGTCTACAAAACGCTGGCGCACACTGGCTAGGGTGCTGACCAAGGATACGTATCTTTGGATGATGACAGGTACACCCGCATCGCAGTCACCGGAAGATGCGTTTGGGCTTGCCAAGCTCATAAACCCCAACGGAGTGCCACGCTATGCCTCCGCTTGGAAAGACACCGTAATGCGCCAAATAAACAAGTTCAAGTGGGTTCCAAAATCTGACGCACAAGACACGGTATATAAGGCGCTTCAGCCTGCAATCAGGTATGAAAAAGCGCAGTGTCTTGATCTTCCAGAAGTTACTTATCAGACACGTATCGTACCGCTCACGCCTCAAGCGATGAAGTATTACCGAGAACTTCTTAAAGAGATGCAGATACAAGCGGCTGGAGAGACGATCAGCACAGTCAATGCCGCCGCTTCACTTAGCCGCTTGCTTCAATTGTCAGGCGGGGCTGTGTACACGGATGATGGCAACGTAGTTGAGTTTGACGTCCAGCCTCGATTGTCAGTCCTGCATGAAGTGCTTGATGAGTCGCCCCATAAAGTGATTGTGTTTGTGCCGTACAAACATACGTTGACTCTTGTAAAAGCTTACTTGGAAAAGAGTGGCATCAGTAATGAGATTATTTCTGGAAACGTAACAGCAAACAATCGGTCAGCCATATTCAATTTATTTCAAACCACGGCACGCCCCCGAGTCTTGCTTATTCAACCGCAAGCCGCATCCCACGGGGTTACCCTAACTGCCGCCGACACAGTAGTATTTTGGTCTCCAGTAATGTCCGTAGAGA